GGCTTCCGCCGCATATCCCCCGCCCCCGGTCATGCCCGCCGGAGATCGACAGCCGCCAGGGCTTGCCCCGCTTGCCCCATATGGGTATACCACAATGGGCATATTATCCAATGCCCACACAAATTATTGTGCATCTTATATGGGTATTATTTGCCCAAAATCTATTGACAAATACCCTAATGGGCATTACAATAGACACATACAAGACGAGGGCGCACCCGACAGCCAGCCAAAGCACACCGGGAACGCCCCCACAACCAGCCAACAGGCCAGCACGGAGAGTATACCATATCCGGCAGCCGTTGGCAAGAGATAGGCCAGTAAGGCCGGGAGGTAATACAATGGATTATACAACAGTACTTGCAAAGGCAGCGCAGACGCTTGAACAGCGCAAGGACCGCAGCGCATGGGGCCGGGGCGTGAATGAGTACGCCATGGACATGCTCCAGCAGCTCACGGACTACTACAAGGGCGGCTATATCTCCGGCGAAACTTTGGAAAACTGCACCGCCTGCCAGACTGCGGCCTTGAATGGGGCACGCAACTGGAGCGAATACAGCTGGGGCGGCTCTGCCCTTGTGTATGATGGGGACATCGCCGCCGCCCTCTGCACCCCCTCAGAACTCAAGCGCACCCGTAACGGGGAGCGCAGACCGAACAGCCAGGAAGCATGGCTTGATGTGCAGGCCAGGGCATTGCATCAGGCTTTCCGCCGGATGTATGGAGCTATCCGGGCCGCCCGGCAGGAGGTGCAGGCATGAGGAAGTACACGCAGAAGCAGCTCTGGGAGCTTGTGCTGCAGGAAGGAGGAGAAAGCGATGGCTGAAACTGAACGCGAACTCAAGCCGTGTCCGTTTTGCGGATGCGACATGAAAATCGAAGCTGTAACGATCGATTATATCGAAACCGCTTTGCTTGTCGGGAATCCTCGTCATAAGGATGGGTGCATGATTGGCGCGATGGCGTCGCCGAGAAGCAAAGACGTTGACAAGCTGGTTAGATTTTGGAATCGGAGGCGCAGCAATGAGGAAATATAAATTGAAAGAGCTGCGGGACTCGGGCAAATAAGGGCTTGCAAAATTAAAATAAATCTATATAATTAACTATAAAGGGGTGTATATATCAATGACACAGACAATTAAGGGTTCCGCCGGGCGCAGCGTCACTTACAGGGGTAACACTTACGTGTTGGCCGAGGATATCTATTACCACGTCAGAGGCACGGCACCGATCGAGCCGCGTGCGCAGGTCGAACGCCCGGAGGGCGCGGAAATGTGGTGGTATTTGCCCGATCTCGACAGCCTTGACGCGTGGATCGACGCCGGTAACCTGGATACCTGTATACAGGGCGTATTGACGCTGGATTAGGATAGTTACATGTACATTAACAAAGGGCGTTTTAATGGCGTTTTGCGGGCTTTTGCTGATGTAAGGAGGTGCCCACAATGATCCTGTTGTATATCCTGTTGCAGCCTATTTTACTGCTGCTTGACCTTGCAAAGCTCCAGAAATAACCGTGCCCCGCATGGCGTAAGCTGTGCGGGGTCTTCTTTTGCTCTCGGTGTATTCCGGGGGCTTTTCTGCTATATGCCCTATTTGCCATTTTAACGCACCTGTAAGGCGTTTTAATGTTTGGTGGCTATCCCTATACCGCCGCCGTCCTGCTCGTCCTGTGGCCGTTGTTTATGGCCTTATGGTGTGGCGTTATCCTCTTCTCCGTGGCTTGCCGCTTTCGCGGTGCGCTGCCAGATTGCCGCCGCCCTTGTTCCCCTGTTGCTTCGCCGGGGGGGCGGCCTGCTCCGGTGGTGCGGTCTCGGGGGTCTCCTGTGGATGCTTCGCCGTGCGTGGCGCTCCGCCAAAGTCGCCGAGAAAGTCGCGAAAGTCGCTGGCATAGTTGTTCGACTCCGCGCGAAAGTCGCTGGCATAGTCGCTGTGAAAGTCGCAAGTGCCTGCGCCAAAGTCGCTCATTTTACCCCAAAATCATAGTCGTTTACAAAATTCCGTGTATAAAGGCGGGATTTTTCTTGCCCACTTTCCCAGAATTAACGGAAAGTCGCGCAAAAGTCGCTCGGTTTCGGCTCATTTTACATCAAAGTCGCTGGCTTCGATGTACTTCTGCTGAAGCTGTTCGGGGGTCAGGCCATCAATCTGCGGCTGGTTCGGTGTCAAAACCATCTCCTGCTTGTCCACCATGCCGTAATAGTTCTTGGCACGGAAGCAATAGGCAAGGAAATTCAGCTTCCCGGAAACCACAAGTTTTGCGTCAAAAGTCTGCAGAAAACCCTTGGCTTTTTTTATGATGGTTGCCGTTTCGGGGCTAAATCCCTTGCGTTTTCCGTATAACCAGTCCTTAACCGTGCTAATTGAGTAGCCTGTTGTCATGTATAGTTCCTCTACTGTTGGGGTCTGTCCTGTCTCAGCGCACCGGGCAAAATAGTCGTTTATTCTCTCCGTAAGTTCTTCGTCACTCTTTACCCTTGGCTGTCTGTATTCTACAAGGGCTTCTGTAAGGAGGCGAGAAACAAGGGCTCTATCTTCATCGCTGCTAAGGTCAGGCATGGATTGGGGAAAGTTTCTTTTCCCGCCTCTGCCGGTCTCCGGTCGGTTATCCTTTGCTTTTGCGATGGCGGTAGATTTCTTTGTTGCCATTATGCGTCACTCCTGTTCATCTCCTGCTTATGTGCCGCGCTCCCACCTCTGCGCTATGTATGGCACAAGTTCACCCGCCCAATTGGGCACTCCTATGTGTTACCGTATGCCCGCAGAGAGGCTGTGTTATGCAGGAACTCGGGGGGGCTCCCGCTTCATTACACCGTCTTTTCGTCCGGTCGGGGGCCACCCGTTGTTGGCAAAGGCGAGTGGAATCGAACCAATATCTGCGGTTTTGGAGACCGCCGTGTTACCATTACACCACGCCCCTTGGAACGGGCGGCTGGAGTCGAACCAGCACATACGGGAGTCAAAGTCCCGGGCCTTACCTTTTGGCTACGCCCGCATAAAAACAGACACCCGCGAGATATCCCGTGAGTGTCTGCATGCCATGGCCTGTCTCCCGTAAGGTGGGAGACAGCTTTTTTCGTTCCGCACTGTCGTAGCGGCTCACGCCTTAAATGCCCACCCTGGTACACAGCGTGCGGGTGGTCCTGTCGATAAGAGGGGAGACCGGTAACGCCCTTACGGGGCCGCTTGCGCGGAGGCACCCATTACCGGCTGTGCCTTAACCTATGAAGGAAAGAAAGATGAGAAAAATGAAATTTCGGGTTGTGGGCTGATTGGTTCCACTCTCCGATGATACTATTTTACACCATTTGAAACGTGGTTTGGGGCCACATTTTCAATAATTTTCGCGTTTTGCGCAATCAGCCACAAGAATTTATCTTTTCGCCGCCGGAATGTGCGTGGGCTTATCCCGGCCGGGGATATCATCTCGATGGGATACTGTTTCTGGCTGTCGCAGTTCCGCATGATTGCCCATACCAGCTTACGCCGCACGTTCTCATTGGCGATATCGCGCCCCACGTTTTCCATGGCGTATTCCACGGCCCGCATTTTCTTTGTCTCCGGCCAGCTCTCTATGGTTGCCAGCCGTTCCGCCTTGCGTTCCGCTATCCTGCTGTTGCCGGGGCTATGGGGCATGCCGGACATGGCATAGGCCGACGACTCCATCACTTCTTCCCGGGCCGCATTGTACGCGCGGACCCGGCGGGGATAGCCCCTGACGTAGGCGATGCACTCCATTCGGATATCGTAGGGAAGCGAGTATTTGTTGCTCATGTAGCACCTCCAGGAGTGTCATAAAAGCCCTCTGGTTCCGCGCCCGTTGTAATCAACGTGTTTGGCCTGTCTCCCTGATACACTGTCACGTCCCGCCCAAACACATGCACCTTGGCGAACGTATGGCGGAATGGTTTCACGTCGCCATGTACATGAATTTTCAAGCACACGCCGCAAAAGGAACCATCCCAGCTCTCTACAAAGTGCTCTTCCACATCCGCAATAGCAAGCTTGGGCTCTTCGCACAAGATTATTGGAACCCCTCTGTAAACGTTCATCGTACCTCCTATTCCAGCGCCGTCTCAACGCCGTACTCTTTGAGCATCTGCCGGATATCTGCCCAGGTAACGTACCCTTCCGCCACGCACTGAGCGGCGTGGTTTAGCTCCCCGGCAAGCTGCTGCACATCGTCCATCGGCGCGTCGTGCTTATCGATCAGGACGTACAGCATCAGATCTATTCCCCGGCTCAGGCCCTCCACAATGCCGTTGCTGTAGGCTTTATCTACGTCGGCCTGTGTGCGAGGGATTCTGCGGGGGTTAGTTTTGGGCATGGGAATCCTCCCTTCTCTTGCCACCACTGCAAAAGGAGTCGTCTTCTACCGGGATACATCCCTCGAACGCGCCCATCGGTTCGGAGCAATATCTCTTTCCGAATTCCGTCAAGCCACTTCTCTTGCACTCTCGGCAGTATACCACCGGGGCCACATCAGCGGCGGGCTCTGCGAGGATGCATTCCACCGCGCTTCCACACCCGCCGCACCAAACGTTCAAATGCTCAATTGCCGTGCGGCGCTCAATGTATTCAGCCATTGTCAAAAATCCCCTCCCACACTTCTTCGTAACCAGTCTTTTCGTAGTCGATTTTCAGACGCTTTTCGCGGATCATGGCGTTCAGCGACCTGACACACGGACGTCCATACGTATTATCCTCACAGTAGTCACACATACTGCCGAATCCACAGCACCCAAAAGAGCTACCACCATCTGCACTGTGCCGGTTGCTCCATCTCTGGAAACCATTTTCCCACTTCCGTTTAACTTTACCTGTGTTGTTACTTGATTGTTTCTCCGAGGTGTCATATAACTGCATTTGGTCAGCCATTGTCAGCCCTCCGATTCCAAAATCTAACCAGCTTGTCAACGTCTTTGCTGTTCGGCGGCACCATTGCGCCCATCATGCACCCATCCTTATGACGAGGATTCCCGACGAGCAAAGCGGTTTCGATATAATTAATCGTTACAGTTTCGATTTTCATGTCGCATCCACAGAACGGGCACGGTTTCAGCTTATCCATCGTCATTCTCCTCAATCATCTCCTTGATTTTCCCGATGTTCTCCCGGATGATATCCATGGTCACATCGCTCTGGATATTGTGCGCAAACACGGCCTTATCCGTTGCATCGGCGTTGTAATATCCGGTAAAAACGGTCCCATCCGGCTTTGTTGCTGCAATACACAGGCATACCGGTTCAATGTCCACTACCGTTCTAAGGGAGTTTTCCAGCCATTCGGCCCAGGGCTGGCGTGTGATATCGTTCATTCACTCCACCTCCTGCATCCAAAACTCACGGCGGCAAGTGTCACGGGATTTCCCTTCGGCAGCACACCGACCCTCGTCCGTAAGATATGACGAAGCTATATAGCACGGGCTAATTTGTATAATCCCAGATGGGCCAATCCACGTCTTGGGCCACTGCTGTAAAAATTTTTCCTGCTGGGTTTTGTGTGGGTGAGCAGCTGCCAATTTTTCCACTTCGCGAACTACATCTGCTGCCGGAGTGCCCATGTTAAACAAGCTGTATTTCGGGTTTTCACCCGTCATCGCAAACATCCGGCGTCGTGCCTCCACAAACTTCACAGCGTCCGTATCATTCTCCTTTCTCCAGCATATCAGCCGCCGTTCTCAAATCATCCGGCAGCATAATAGGTACTTCGTAGATATTTGCATCGGCCCATTCTGCATATTCGCGCAGGGTTGCGGCAACCTCTGCATGTGATGGTTTCATGGGAACCTCCTTTCACACTGCCACACAGTCCATCAGCTGCGCCATGGTCGTGATCTCCGCCCTGCACCACTCCGGTAGGTTTGCCCTCACCAGAGCCGTCGCCATGGGCGGGCACACAGCATTTCCGCAGCGGGCCACCTGTGCGCTCTTTTTGTACTCGTTGCCCAAATAGTCGTGGTCAATGATGTAATCCGCCGGGAAGCCCATCGCGTTATACAATTCGCGTGGAGACAACATCCGAAGCCCGATATCCGCGATGTAGTACAGTGCGCCGCTGATCTCCAGCAGAAGCACCTCGTCCTCCGCCAGCATGTAGCCGCAATACTCGTTCAGCAGGGCGCGTATCTCCGGCCAGTGCCCCAATTTATCGCCGCCTCGCATCTTCGCCAGATACGCCTTGCACACGGCGAACTCCCCGGCGCTGGTGGTCACTGTCTGCATCGGCTCGTTCATCCCATGCCCAAGATTGTCTCCTTTGAATTTAACCACATGGGCGGCCACCACAGCCTCGCGATCATGGCTTGTCACCGTGTGCATAGCGTCCGTAATGTCCAACGGCCTTCCGCCGGTGTAATACTCCACCAGGTTTGCGCAGGTCAGGCCGTAGCGGTTGGAGGCGTCCACGGTATTGATGGGCGCACCCAGCCCGGACGCCCGGACACTCTCCGTCTGCTCTGTATGGTACTGGATAAGGGACGGAGCCACGATACCGCCCGTGTGCTTGGCGGTGATGGTCTTGTATGCATCTCCCACGGGCGCGATATGACCGCCGCCGGAATGGTTGCACTCCACGATAAACGGCTTGCCGCGCCGGATGGTGAACTTGTCCACGCCTCGAATAATCCGCCGCATGGTGTTCTTCGCCAGAGGCCGCACGGCTTTCAAGCCATATTCAGCCATGATCTCTGCCTTGGATGCAAATACCGATGGGCAGGGCAGACTCCAGTCGATGATCTCCGCCGCGCTGCGCCACTTGGGCAATCCGTCTGCGCCGGTTTTGCTGTGAGTCGGTTCCGGCCAAACAATGGGTTTTCCGTCGCAACGGGCAATCAGGTAAAAGCGTTTCCGGGAGGTTGGCGCACCGTAGTCCGCCGCGATCAGCTCCCGATACTCTACAATGTATCCCAACTCAGTGAGTTGGTCGATGAATTTCCGGAACGTGGTGCCCGCCAGTTTCTTCACTGGCTTGCCCTTCCGCACAGGCCCCCAGGTCTGAAACTCCTCCACGTTTTCCAAGATGATGACCCGGGGTCGCACTTTTGCCGCCCAGCGCAGCGTAATCCAAGCGAGTCCGCGAATCTTGCGGTCCACCAAGGCCGCACCCTTGGCCTTGGAGAAGTGTTTGCAATCCGGCGAGAACCACGCCAGCCCTACCGGACGGCCCCGGCACTCGGCTACCGGGTCCACATCCCATACGGACGCCTGCAAGTGCTCGGTGTATGGGTGGTTTGTGCGGTGCATCCGGATGGCATCCGGGTCGTGGTTGATGGCGATTGCCACCCGCCTGCCCGTGGCAAGCTCTATTCCGGTTGACGCACCGCCACCGCCCGCGAAGTTGTCCACGATGATCTCGTCAACGAGGGATTCTTGGGCGTAGATCATTTTGTTTCCTCCATCAGGTCGAAAAGCGAAATGTTCATGTCCTCTTGCTCGTACTCCTTGAGATAGCCCACAGCATCGCGGAAATACCCGTTGTTCAGCTCGATGGTATACCCGCGCCGCCCAGCCTTCATCGCCTCCAGGGCGACAGTGCCAAGTCCGCCGTCGTGCTTTACGGCCTGGTGACAGAACTCTATTTCTTGCACCGTCTTTCCAAGGCCGAAGGATTGGAACAAGGCTCGGTGCCCGCCGCGAAGCGCCCAAATCACAGAATCCCGCTGGTGCGGTTTCAGGTTCGGGTTGATCTCCCCTGGGTCAACGTCGAAGCCGCTCTCTTTGGCCAATACGATCTTGGATTTCAGAAATTCCAGATATGTTTCCATCGTCTCACCATTCCACCGTCACTTTTCCGCTCTCCGGCACCGCCACCCGCAGGAACATCTCCAGGTCCGTAAAACTGGTATAGTTAAACTCCATGCGGGCATGCTCCAGGAACAAGCTCTTCCCGGATTTCTGATCTGCAGGTTCTTCAGCGGGCGGCTCTGCGGCAGTCTGCTGTTCGGCGTTCGCCCACTCTGCAACCTTCCGGTGCCACAGTGGCAAACTCCCATTTCCGCGTGCAAACGGTGTCCCGGCGGCTTTTGCGGCGGCTCTTACGGTCATGTCTGACGTGCCCATTTCATCCGCCAGCCATTTTGCGGTACCGCCAAAGCTCTGCATGTTGCGAAAGAACTCGCGTTTCAGGTCCTCCGGCAGTGCCTTGAACTCCGGCCACGGCATGGGCCGGGTTATGTTGTAGCTTTTCACTTCTCCATTTTTCTCCCTTCTTTGCTTCGCGGTCAGGTTGTCGCTGGGCAGCGTACACCCGCCGCGCTTTCGGCTGATATGCGCAAACGCGCCTCGCGCAGTGCGCTTTTTCTGCATGCAATCGTAGTCAAAGTCATTCATACCGGCTGATATACACCTCCGTCCGGGGGTTTTCCTTGTCGTACAAGACCCGGCTCCCGTCGTGCGACACGATGATGTTACTGTTGTCATCTTCCAGCACTCTGGTATGTACCAGCACGTCGTCGATAGCTTCCAGGAGATTGGTCAGGTCCACGCGCCGGTGAGTCGGCATGTAAAACAGACACTTTACCGTTACCGGCTCCGATATCGGCTTGTCCGAGTGGCAGTACCATGCCGCCGACTCCTGATATTCTGCGAACTGCTTAGACGGAATGATCTTCGGCTCCCCGTAAGGCCCACGGATGAGCCTAGGGTGGTTCTTCTTTGTCACAGGGGGCAGGGGAATAACGATCTTTTTCATGTCACCCTCACTTCACTATGCGGCCCGTGTTGGGGAAATAGGCCATCCTCACCATCCCGGTGGGGCCGCGTCTGTTTTTGTCCAGGTATAGCTCCAGCATGTCCGGGTCCCATTCGCCCCGGTCCTCTTTCTCGCACGGGCGGTGCAGCAGCGTCACGGTGTCCGCGTCCTGCTCGATCGCGCCGGACTCCCGGAGGTTGGCCATAGTGGCCCGGAACTCGCCGCCACGGTCTGATGCACCGGCTCTATTCAACTGGCACAGGCACAGTAGCGGGATATCCATCCGCATGGCCAGCAGTTTTGCCGACCGGCTGTTCTTCGTTGTGCTCTCGTAGAGCGTGGCTTTCTTGTTTTCCTGCTCCAGCAGGCCGATGTGGTCCAGCACAATCAACCCCGGTCGCTCTTTGTAGGCCAGCGCCGTGACAGCCCGCATGTCCATGCCAGTCCGCCGGTTGAACACGATGGGCAACTCGGACAGCTTGGCGGATGCTTCCGCGTACTTGGCGTATTCCGATTCTGTCAGGGTGCCGCCGAACATCAGCAGCCGGGAGGATATCCCAGCTATGTTGGCCGTCAGCCTGCTGGTGCAGTCGTCCGGTGACATCTCCAGGGAGATATACAGCACCTTCACGCCGCGTTTTGCCGCATTGAGGGCAATTTGCATAGCCAGGGCAGATTTGCCCTTTCCAGGCCGCGCGGCGACGATGTGAAACCCGCCGTTGATAAGCCCGCCGCCCAGCAATCGGTCAAATTCCTGCAATCCGGTCTTGACGTATGGTTGGGGCCCTCCAGCAAAACCCTTGTCAACGCGATTTTTAAGGCTCTTCACGGCCTCGGAGACTTCCAGTCCCCCGGATACCCCCGCGCCTTCCTGAATCGCCGTGACGGCTTCCTGCGCCGCTCTGAGTGCATCCTGCGGAGATAGATCCGCTGTTCGGAGTTCTTCGCCCAAATCTCTGAGCTTCCGGCCCATAGATGCATCCCGCATCCCGGCCACCCACACGTCGATGTTGGCGGTGGTCACGACAACTTCCATGCAGTCCATCATGATCTTGCTGGTCACGTTGTCGTTGCGGCTGGATGCGTCCATCAGCACAGACGGAGCATCCGCAGGGTCCCCGGCTTCATTCCGCCGCTGGATGGCCCGGAACAGCTCTGCGTATTCTGGCACCAAAAAGTCATCCGGGGACAGCTCTGCGGCGGCTTCGTAGCACTCCGGCTGGATGAGCAGCGCCCCGATGACGTTTTGCTCCAGGTAGAGAGAGTCCAGCATGCGTCAGTCCTCCTGCGTCCAGCCGCCGGTGTCGAAGTTATACTTCCAGCGAGGGTCCGGATTTTCGGGCAGTTCGGTCTCTTGCACCTCGTCCTCCCACCGGCCCTGGTTCAGCCATGTGGCCGGATAGGGGATGTACTGGCCGTTATCGCGCTGCCATTGCGCACTGTGCTTCTGGGCCTCGATGGCATTGAGAACGACGTCCAGCGGCGGCTTCGCCTTGTCGAACGCCTTCCGCGCAGCTGCTTTCCCGGTTTTCCTCGGATACGCCTGCCAGAACACGTCGAATGCGCTTGCGCAGTTCGGATTGGATTTGGATTTGGATTCGGATTCGGATTGGATTAAAGCCGCAGATTGCCGCGACTCGCCGCAGATTGCGGCAACTTGCCGCAGATTGCCGCGACTCGCCGCAGATTGTTGCAAAACTGTGTTTTCCGGAGGCTCGGGGAACTTCGGCTTGCAATCTCTGATACGCTGATGCTTGACCCACCCGGGGAACAAAAAGTAGGGCCTCCCGTCCACTGTGTAGAGGGACACGCAGCCTTTTGCCGCCAATTCTTGGAGCGCAGCATCGATATCTTTGATGGATAACCTCTCCCGGAACGGGAAAACACGTCCTTTTATGATAGCGGGGCGGGCATCTCCGCGCCCCGCATCATCCGCTTGCGTAATCAATCCAACCCAAAGCCGAAACTCAAAATCCGAAAGAGCTGCGATTTTTTCTGAGTCGCATAAGCTTTCCTTTATGATTCTATTCGGCATGGCAGTCCTCCGTCAGAACGGCAGGTCGCCATCATCTTCGATCTCGTCAAATTCCTGATCGTCGACTGTGCGGGACTCCTGGGGCTTGCTGTCCCGCTTGGAATCCGCGAAATATACGTTGTCGGCCACCACCTCCACGGACTTGCGGCGATTCCCGTCCTTGTCCTGCCAGTCGCGGACCTGAATGCGGCCCTCCACGGCAGCCATGCGGCCCTTGGCAAGGTACTTCGCGGCAAACTCACCTGTATTGCGCCAGGCTACCACGTCGATGAAATCCGTTTCCTTCTCGCCGCTCTGGGACTTGAAGTCCCGGTCCACGGCCATGGTGAAGCTGGTGACGGTGGTGCCGCCCTGGGTGCGGCGCAGTTCAGGGTCCCGGGTCAACCGGCCCATGATGATGACGTTGTTCAGCATTCTGCCACCTCCAGGCGCTCCATGAACTTCTCCAGATCTTTGGCCTTAAAGTAGACGCGGGGGTTCCATCGGGCCACATGATAGCCCTGGATAACGCCGTCGTTCCGCAGGGCGTCCAGCGTGTCAACGCTGATGCTCAACAGTTTCGCTGTCTCATTTCTTGTGTACAGCAGTTTCTTTTCCATCTCTACCTCCTATAGATATGACTTTCCAAACTCGCGCCTGAAATCGTCCTCCGTCCAGCCCTCGTTCTGCATGATCGTCAGCTGTCCGTATCGGCGCAATCGGCGCATCTGGTCGCCGTTCCGGTGCACGGCGGACTTCCCGTTCCTGTGGCACTTGTCACCGCAGAGCCATACCACAGCGCCGTATTTCTCGCTCTTGGACCGGTATGCCCCGCCGAAGATATGATGGCGTTCCAGCGGGTCATAAGCCCCGTTTCTGCCGCAGATGAAACATCTGTGTTCCATGTTCACCTCGGTTCGTCCGGCTCAAACTCCGGGCACTTTTCAATCTGGTAGGATTTGTATGCCCCCCCGCATTTGCTGGGGTCCACAAGCGTCTCCGTGGCAGCCCATCCGGGGATAGGAGTAAAACCCTGGCTCCAGGAACACCCACCGCAGGCGCGTTTACAGCCCCAACAGGGTTGCGTTTTCCGGCCATCGCCGAATATCTCGTCTGCGGGCCACCCGGCCACCAACCGGCTGCGGATGAGTTTTGCGGGGATTTGCGTGATGGCCGCCCACTCGCTGATGGTCCGTGTCTCGCCGCGCCATGTGATAGGCGGCGTAGGTTGCGGCGCGTACTGGCATCCGCAGTGCCGCGCACGGCCCTTGCGTAGCCGGGTTGAGTCTACGTGGATGGTCCTGCCGCAATCACACCGGCACTCCCATTTGGCGCAGCCATTCGGGCTGGTGCCATTGCGGCGCACTGCGACGAGCATCCCAAACCTCTGGCCCGTCAGGTCTTTCGCTTTACTGCCCATCGTCTCGCCCCCACTCCCGCTTCATCGCTGCCAGCTTCTGGGGCGGCAGATGCTCGATCCCGGCGGACTCGCAGTCCGATACAATCTGGTCGATCAACCGGCTCATTTGCTCTGTATCGTAAGAGCTGGAGCCGTACCATACCGTCACATTCACGCACCCAGGGATCTTGCTGCGGCCTTGCTCGGCCATCCACCCGATACCCTGCGCCGTCCAGCGTCGGACGAAATCATCTGCGGCCCGCTCCACCATGCACAGCACGTCGCTCACGCCGCCGATGGTCCTGATCTCCTCCCGGTATATCGCATCCCTGGGGAGGTTGTAGTGCGCGGCCAGCTTGTCCAGGAGCACCCAGCAGTAGGCGTTTGCATCGAGGCTCCGGCCCTTTCGCCTGATCTGGGCGACGTGCTCTTTATCGGCCTGATACTCGTCGCAGGCGCTCGTGGCCACCTGTGGGGACTGCACCCGCAGGCACAGCCACGCCCCATCGCTATCCTGCTGCCAGCGGACAGCGGAAACGTCAACCTGTATCATTTTCGTTCCTTTTTCGCCGCCCTCATGCAGTCGCCGCAGAGCGGCATACCGTAACGGGATTGTGCATATTTGGCCATGTCCTTGGGTTGCCAGGTTTCGCCACTTCGCTTCTTCACCGGCGCAATCATCGCGCCGCATCGCCCACACACAGGGTTCCGCTCCTTCTCGTCCAGCTCGGCAGATGATACCTTGTCCGGGTCCTCGCCGGTAGGCAAGGCGAAGGTCCTCAGCCACATATACTTAAAGGCGTAGGTCATGGCCTTGCCGCTCCCCTTGTCCTGGGTGTCTACACCGTCGCCGCAAGATGCGATTTCGATGGATTCCTCGGGGTTCTCCACGTTCACCATGCGGTACACCACGTCCACATGAGTGATGTTGCCGGTGCGGTTCGCAGTCTGCGAGACAGGAAAAACCACCAGTTTATGCTTCAGCATCTCGGCCCGCATGATAGATGTTACTTTCTCCTCGCTCAGGGCCTTGTAGCTGGTGGAGCCAAACGATACATGGTCGTCTTTCGCCAGATACTGCACGTCCTGCATGATGGCCGCGATTTTCTCGTAGATGTTCAATATTCGCCCTCCTCTTCCAGAATTTTCAGGGGGCAATATGCCCCGGTCCCGCGCGTGTCCAGCAGATACTCTCCCGTCCGGCGGCACTGGTTGCGGGAGTATGTTTCCAGCAGAGGGCAGAGCTTGCAGGACATTTCGCCCTCCGGGAAATAAATATCTACTGTCGCCCTGATATAGCGGGCCACTCCGTTCTCGTGCATGGGTTACTCCGCGGGGACTTCCGCCTCGACGATCATGCGGTCGAGGCTGCACCCCTCTATCAGGTCGGCCAGGTACTCGCGCTCATCCCGCGTGAAGTCATGCAGAAACAGTCTCAGCAGGCCACGGACGCGCTGGCCGCATTTATGGCACAGCCGGTCATCACGATTTTTGAGACTGTGGCATGCCGGGCACTCATCGGCCAGGTACTCGCTGGGATTGCCCATCTCGAAGCCGCAGCGCGGGCAGTAGAATGCCGTGCTGGGGCCGTATTCCGCAGACTCCTCATGCTCCACGCGCGGGGTATCAAACGCCGCGTGGCAGCGGTCACAAACATACGTCATCATTCGCCTTCCTCGTCATCGTCCGGGATATCAACGTAATCGTACACGCTGTCCTTGGTTTTGCCCGTGTATGCCCGGTAGAATCCGCGCTTTGCGCTTGCGTGCTTAATGCCAACCTGGGCTGCCAGCTCTCCCAGGGAGTCTGCCTGATGGATTGGCAGGTGGAACCTGTCCCGGGTGCAGTACTGATATACCCTCATCGCGCACCCCGATTCTTGATGCGGTCCTCCAGCAGGAGCCGCACACCCTGGCACAGGGTATACACCAGATCGTTCTGCCAGATATCCCGGGACATGGCCAGCCGGGTCATGCCGGTTTCGATAGCGTCCAGGGCTTCCACCATTTCGCCCCGATTGGTCGGGGGCTTCGGGGCCTGCGCCACCATCTCGCGGTGCGCCTCGTTAGCCTTTATGAGGGCCTGGATGTGTGTGCACTGGTTGTCGATGGCATCAGCGGCATCCTGGCAGAGTTGCCGGATACAGGTCCCGTCCTTGTGGGTGCCGGCGTAGGGGCACGTTCTGAGGCACGGTTTTCCAGGCTCTACGCAAGCCCGCAGGGCGGTGGCGATATCGGCGGGTGATAGGCGTTTTCTCATCGCTCGTCCTCCCGGTCAATCCAGTCCACCATCCGCATGAACCAGGTTACTGCTGTGCCCACGCCGATGTAGCAGAAAATCCATGCAATCGTCATTCCGCCACCTCCACGATCTCGCCGCGTCTCAGGGTGTACCAGGTATCCGCTCTGATGGTCTCTCCATCAACCCGGGCCAGTTTGGCATCAACGATCTCGCCTGAGTCGCCCCGCTCGGAAACCACGATCCAGTTTCCAAGTGTGCCTTTTGCGAGACTATCTTGGCCCCACGCCACTGCAATGCACTGCGTTCCGACGGCTGATGCCCTGCCGTCACGTCCGGTGGCGGTAGCAGTACCACACGTTCCAGATGCGGCGGCGTTGCCCCTATCGCCAGATGCGGCGGCGTTGCCACTCACGCCAGATGCGGCGGCGTTGCCACTCCAGCCAGATGCGGCGGCGTTGCCACTCTCGCCAGATGCGGCGGCGTTGCCCCGCGTTCCAGATGCGGCGGCGTTGCCCCTCTCGCCAGATGCGGCGGCGTTGCCCCTCGTTCCGGATGCGGCGGCGTTGCCCCTTGTTCCAGATGCGGCGGCGTTGCCACTCCAGCCAGATGCGGCGGCGTTGCCCCTCTCGCCAGATGCGGCGGCGTTGCCACTCCATCCAGACGCGGCGGCGTTGCCACTCACGCCAGATGCGGCGGCGTTGCCCCTTGTTCCAGATGCGGCGGCGTTGCCACTCCAGCCAGACGCGGCGGCGTTGCCCCTCTCTCCAGATGCGGCGGCGTTGCCACACGCTCCAGACGCATGATCTTCAGCGGTTCCCTTGCACACTTCACGGATGAACTGCGCCCCGGCCTTGATAACGCCATCCAGACCAATTTCCGCGCCGATCTTGATTTTCTCGCCGCACACCTTGGAGGCATCGCTATTACGCTGCCCGTTGTCATCGATGTCCACCAGGCAATAGCGGGACTCTGTTGGCGGATAGTATCGGAACGTATCCAGCGGGTTTTCACATGCGTGGAATCCTTTGCAGCACAACGACGCTCCAGGTTCCTGATATTCTTTGCCTACCGCATACTGAAAACCACGGCATCTCAGGTGCTTGTCGAACCCCTTGTAAGCTTTCATCAGATTTCTGCCCTTTCCTCAAGCCACTTGTCAACAAGGCGCTTGAAAATCATAAACACCCGGCTACGACCGGTCGCGATGCACACACCGAACGGCAGTTTTTCGGCCTGAATCCCGTCGGAAAGCGTTTCCTTCGAGATTTTGACGCCGTTTTCCCGCAGATACTTTGCGGCCTCGTCGATTGTCATAGTTTTTACCATACTTTCCTCCTTGCAATTGCTTCGCGGGTGTGGTATAATACCCGCGAAGAATCCTTGCCAATGCTTCTTCGCCGCCCCGTCAGGTTGCCGCCTGGCGGGGCATTTTTTGCATTCCTCATTTCTCTTCCTCGTCTCCGGCCAAAAGCTCGTCCACGGTACATCCGTACAGTTTGGCCAGCGCCTTGTGATACTTCCGCCCGGGTTTCCAGTCGCCCACCTCCCAGTGGGACAAACAGGACAGGTCAACATTCAATTTCTTGCTGACCTGTGCCCGGGTTACTCCGGCATTCTCCCGGAGTTCTCTCAGCGTCAAATGCGTCTGCCTCCTCTCTAAATGTGTGAGTTTTCATTGACTGCGGCGGGGAAATGTGGTACCCTTTCGATAGCCCTTGTGGCAAAATCAAAGGAGGTGGCCTTTTGACCAAACTTTTGACCTTGCCCGTTCCAGACCGTGGGGACACGGCGTGATGCAAATGGGCTTTGCGGAACCCATCCCGCAAAAGTGAGCGGCACCCCCAAGAAGCACGGCTGTTTCATCGTGTACCTCTCGTAGAACCGGCAAGCGTCCACGCAGTGAAGCGTGTAAAAAAACGCAGCTTGCCACTGTCGGGTCATGCAGTGAAGCAGGTATCAAACTCACGCCGACAGTGCGGAAGGTTGCAAGGGTGTTCTGGTGAACAAATTTGGGGGAATACCGTCTGCGGAAACAGCCCGCAGGCGGTTTTTCTATCCCCGCCGCAGTCATTGCCCCGGACCTCACAAACGTGAGACTTCATACTTGACACGCCGCCCAAACCGCGTTACAATGACTCTGCCAAAAGAAATTGTTAAAGCCGCTGTTATGGGGGGCTGGTGTTTTTGTACTCTTTTTTCTGGGGCTTGTCTATATGATACCTCAGGAACTTCAAGTTTGCAATAGTAATCTTGAAGAAATTTAACTTTCGGCAAATCTTACAAATTTGAGGTTTCGAAAATGGATATTGTGCTGGAAAGAGTGTTGAGCCTTATCCCGAAAGATAAGTCTGGGAAATATGTTCACGGGGAGAAAGCCAAATTCGCAAAAAGCATTGGGTATAACGACGGTTCCATCGTCTCCATGTGGGAAAATGGTTCAAGCGTTTCGTATACCAAGAAGCTCCATCAAATCGCAAGCACATACAATGTTTCTGTAGAGTGGCTAAAGGGCGAAACGGATGATCCAAGCATAAAAAAAGCCCCCGGCATAGATGCCGAGGGATTCGTGCCGACTATGAAGGATTGGGAAGAACAGGCCGAAAACTGGACGGATGACCAAATTCTTCAAGCGATGCAGAAGCTTGTGGAGATTCAGCAGAGGAGGCACAGCGATGGGCGTTGAGCTGACAAGGAGTGCAAAAAAGGCGCTGGCAACTCTCTACACGCATTACTGCCAGCGCCGGGCATACGGGCAGTCGAAGCAAAACTCCACATTCTTCATGCCGATTCCAGAAGCAATAAAGGATGGGTTACAGGAGATTTGTGTTGCCGGATATGCCGAGTATTCGCCTTTTGGTGGTGTTATCCTAATGGATGCGGGCATTGCCTACATGGACCAGCAAGACCCGGAAACCGTCCTCATGTGGGATTTACATGACGGACAGGTCATAACCTAACTTGTTCTTCACAAATGCGGCGAAGTCACTGGCTTTATACAGGTTAGGCGTAAGCAGTGCGTTAGACACGCTGAGCCGGACACCGCACATATCGCATTTGAAATCAATCTTATCTCCGATAAGCGGTGTTCCATTTACGAGGACAAATGTCTTTTCGCCGTCAGATGCAATCAGGACTTTTGCGTTTGATAATTCCATGTTTTTCTAACTCCTTCCATAATCGTCTTTGTTCTTCCTGTGTGAGTGTCTGGACGGCGGCTATGAATAGTTCCCGCTTGCTGCACTCGTCCATTTGTTCTATTATATCATACTTTTCGCAAAAACACACGATTTATTTCCCCCTCGTAAAAAAATATTTTCACCTATTCCCCCAAATAGGACAAATATTGCATACCGCGTTGCCCTATAATAGGCAACAAAGGGATAGATCTTGGGTTATGTTGGCCCCGCCGCCCCCGCACCGGACGGCAGGGCCGATATAGCAGATAGCCCATCAGGCTGTCATCTGCTACGATTTAAGCATAGCAGTGCCAAGAAACCATGTCTACGCACAATACGGGGAGCCGTGCGTCCGGTGTAGGGCAAATGGCCCCCGCATTTGAGATTCTGTCCCGACACAGGTGAAATCTACTTTATGGAGGCGAATAACCATGTCTGCGTTGCAGGAAATTGCGGGAAACATTGAGCAATACCCAAAAAGGATTCGTGAGGCAAAGGAAAAGAAAAGGTACACCATCAACGACATTGTAGATCTGTCCGGCGTGTCAAAGTCCGCCGTGTCAAAGCTCCTGGACGGATCGCAAATGGACCCGAAGCTCTACAACGCTGTCGCCATGTGCATGGTGCTGGATCTGTCTCTGGATGAACTGTTCGGGCTGGACAAGCCAGTGGAACACCCGGAATCTATGCAGGCCAGGATACACCAGTTGGAGCTGGAAAACGCGCATTTGTCCGGTAACGTAAAAAGGCTGGAAGAAGTAAACGCCATACAGAAGGACCAAATGCGCACTCGCAAACCGGTTGTCTTCGTACTGCTTGGTATGTGCGCCGTGCTGGCCATGTGCCTGGTGGCGTACTTGTTTATTGACTCGCAAATCACAGCCCAAGGGCTTATCCGCAACGGACAACCTACCGCCGTGGCGTGGTTTGTTATTGTCGTAGCTGTCACTGCGGTGATAGCCTCTACGGCCATCATCTCTATGGCCCTGCGCAAAAAAGTATGAAAAAAGGCCGTCCCGAATGGGACGGCCATGTCACAATATAAAGGAGGATACAATGAACTGCGTTAAGTGCGGCGGAGTTTTGCCGGATGGCGCGCTGTTTTGCCCATCTTGCGGAAAGCGGCAATCCAAACAATCCCGCAGGGCCATCAAGAGGCCCAACGGATCCGGCACGGTCTATAAACTGCAAGGCCGACGGAGCCGCCCGTGGGTGGCGGCAAAAAGTAAAGTGATTATAGGGTATTACCCCACACGCAAAGACGCTCTTGAGGCTCTGGAACGCTTGGCAGGGAAGGATTTGACAGAGCGGTATAACATGACCTTCAGAGAAGTATTTGAAGCCTGGAAAGAGGAACACTATAAGGAAATAGGCCCCCGTGGGGTGGAGTCATATAACCGGGCCTTTGACGTGTTCCAGCCGCTCCACGATGCAAGATTCCGCAGTTTGCGGACAGCAGACTTTCAGGCGGTTATGGACAAATATGCGGATAAATCCCACAGCACATGCAGCAAGTACAAGCAGCTTGTTACGCAGATGTCCGCATGGGCAATCCGGGAAGAAATCGCCACGACAAGCTTTGCAAAATTTATCCATCTGCCAGAAAACGTGAAAAAAGAAAAGGAAATCTTCTCCGATTCGGACATTGAAAAACTGGAGAAAAACGGAAGCGACACCGCGAAAATTATCCTGATGCTGATTTACACGGGCATGAGAATCGGGGAGCTTTTCGGTCTCCCGCTGGCCGACTATCACGAAACCTACGTCATCGGGGGAGAAAAGACAGCCGCCGGGCGCAACCGGGCCATTCCCATCAGACCGGAGGGCCGGGCATACTTCGCATACTTTGCCACCAGGGCGAAGGGGACGCTCTTGCTGTCCGGCTATACCGGCCAGCAAATACCGGCAAATTTCCGTCGACGGGATTACTACCCGTTACTGGAAAAGCTCAAGATCGAGCGGAAAACTCCGCATGCCACCCGGCACACCTACGCCAGCTGGGCTAGAAGATCAGGCATGCCCACGGAGATTTTACAAAAAATATTGGGCCACGCCGACTATTCCACAACGGCAAATATTTATGTCCACACAGACATCTCTGAGCTGATTGCTGCTGTAGACACGGCTGACGAAAAATAGCGTGTTACTAACACGTTACTAACAAGAAAAAACAGGGTATAGAATGGTGGAACTTTTTGGTGGCAAAAGCAAAGAAAAGCTCCCGATTTCATACGAAACCGGGAGCTTTTTGGTGCGCGGTACAGGACTCGAACCTGTGACCCCATGCACGTCAATTATAGGCCAATAGCAAACAAACAGTATTGTGCGGCATTATGCGGGATTTAGCAGGAATATGTTGATATTTTTGCGGGGGAAGTTGCAAAGTCCCATTCTGTCCCGCGTCAGTTACTAACAGGCTACTAACAAATTACACCGCCGCAATTCCGTGGTAGTAGGCAGACAGCTTTTCTTTCGGGCCTTTCGCGTCCTTGTCAAACAGGAACGCCTTGGCCATATCCGCGAAAAACTCAGGCTTGTTTACGCCATACTTTGCCGCCACGGAGCAGTAGTCCGAATACATCATATTCATGGCTACGTTCCAGTCATCCTCGGTGATGTGCGCAAACACGACACCGGCGTTGGCCGCGAGGGGGGTGGTCTGCTGAACAGTCCAATGCCCACCGGTGGTGCCGTCATCATTTTCCATGTCGGTATTCCATGCTTTAGCATCCTCTTTGGAAAAATCGGCGGATGCACACATACATTTACCGAGTTTATCGACCTGTTCCCAGCACTCCGCCATTCCTCGGACGGTAGCAGCAGATCGTTCGGACACAGGCAGTTCCATGTACGCAGACAGTTCCTTTTCCAGTTTTTGCTTGTATTCTTTCAGGTCGTCCTTCATGTCGCACCTCTTACAGCTTCTCGACGGTAACGGCCATGTTGTTTACAACTGCCGCAACGCCGCCCAGGACCAGGGACAGAATAGAGCCTTCACACCCGCAGGCATTGCGGACGATGGCAGAAATGCCAATATTAACAGTGCCGTTTTCGGCGGCGGTCTGGGCCCCCGTCGCTCCGATAATCGGAACGCCGTCCTTTTGCGCGGTGATAGACACGGTGCCAGCCGCTGAGGGAGACAAGGTGCCGGAGACGTTGACGAGGTAATACCCCTGTCCACACAGTGTAATGGCATTGCCGTCTTGCTTGATGTTGCAGCCGTACCGGCGGGTAGTATTCCCAACAGGGATGATGCCGTCAACCGGGACGGTTGCGCCGGTGGTGTTGGTGGTATAGATGGCAGATTTACTCATAGTATCATTCCTTTCTAATCGATCTGATTCTTGACCATTTAAAAATAGCGGGGCGACTAATGCCGCCCCGCATGCCTCGCCGGATAGGGCGTCACTTTATCTCGCTTACCGGGAATCAGATGTTGTTGCAGCCGCTATTGCAGCCGCAAAACGGAGAGGGGCCTGCATTGTAGGTGTATCCGTTGGGATAACGCACTACGCCGCACAGCTGGTCCCTGATAAACAGCTGATTGTTGGCCTGTTCCAGCTGGGCGATACGGCCCTCCAGCTGAGATTTCTCCAGGGCGGCAAACTTGGCGTCAATGTTGGCGTTGACGCTGTCAATAGCCCGCTGCGTGGTGCAGCAGCACTCCGACATCTGAGACTGGATGTTGTTTCCGGTCTGCATAATGGCCATGTTCGTACCGTTCTGCGCCAGGGCCATTTCTTTGCCCAACTGCCCGACATTGCCCTGCATCTCGTATCCCAAATTGCAGATGCCGTTGCCCACGTTGGTCAGACGGTCATTCAGCTGGCCAAACTGCTGGCCGAAAAGGATCTCCTGTTGAGACGCAGCGGTGGCATACTGGCCAAATTCGCCCTGCCGGTTCATCCCCCAGCCTCCGCCCATAAAGACGAAAAGGAACAGGATGATAATCCACCACGCGCCGCCTCCCCAATTGTCATTGCCGCCATCAACAGCGGCCCGAAGATCAGAGAGAGAATAGTTGTCCATTTCAAAACTCCTTTCTTGAAATTTTTATAATAAACCGTTGCGCACCGGCTTATTTCAGGAATCTCATAAACTCCTTGGCTTGCTGTTGGAGTTGCTGGAACTGCTGCGGGTTCATCTTCCCCGATTGCAGCATTTGTTCCACTTGCTCCTTTGACCGCTGCGGGGTCATACCAGCCGCAAACTTGCGGAACTCCGCCAGCATTACAAGGGGGTTATTCGGACTTTTTGCGTTTTGCTGGAGCATCTGAATCATCGGATTTGGCATATAACATTTCCTCCAATCTTTTCACGCGTTCTTCCAAACTGGTAACATCTAGCTTCGCGGGGTCTTGATACGGAGCAATGCTGTACGGGGTAACAGTACAATACCCCGCCCCGTCGCTGACCTTGAGCCACACAACCGGGTCATTTTCGTCCAGGAGTAAGATGGAACTGTTGGGTGCCATGCGAAACGCGTCTGCCCCGTTTCTGCCATTTACTCTGGTGATCTGGCACGCTTGCTGTGATGCTTGCCCGTATTGCCCCATGTATGGGGCACCGTATCCCTGCTGATATTGGTTGTTGAATCCGTACATCGCCAGCCCTCCTTTGCTTATATGGTACAAAAAAATCGCCCATTCAGATGGCCTGTAAAAGGTCTCTGAATGGGCGATCATGTCCAAGTGAGGTCTATTGATTTGTCAGCGCGTCAACAATTTTCGACAATGCCCTGCGGCGGTTTCTCTTGACGCTTTCCGGCGAGACGTGAAGCGCGTTGGAAACTTGGATATAAGACTTTCGGCGGATATCGCACAAAATAATGCACGATTCCTCATCTTTTGGCAGATCGAAAGATTGGACAAATTCCAAAGCTCTCTTAGGAGCCATGTTGGAAATGTAGTGCCGAACGGCTTTGCGACTATTATCCATGGCAAAATAAAAGCCGTGGGCGTGCGGGCGCAATGCGCGGGCAGGGAGCGCGGCGTTACGTCACTCCCCGCCGTCCAGAATGTTTCTTACTTCTTCCCCTTCGCGATGAAGCCGGTGAACCCGGCCTTTTTCAGGCGGTCCAGCATCCTGTCGGCGTTGGCGCGGTTGGCGAAGGCACCCACCTGGACCCGGTACAGCACATCGCCGGTGTCGGCCTTGGTGTCCTCCGCAGGCTTCTGCGTCTGAGCCGGGACGAAGGCCACACCCAGGTACTTGCACAGACCCTTGGCGATGGCCTCGCCGATGTCCGTGGTGTGCTCCACGATCCACTTGGCACCCTCCACCGTGTCGTGGAATTCACACTCACAGTACACGCTGGGCGCGTCGGGTACACGCACCTCGTACAGCCGGGAATTGGCCTGGATGTTCTCGGACGTGCCCGGCGTCAGCGGGGCCAGCTCGTTGAACACCGCCTTGCAGGCGTCGTACCCCTTGCCGGGGATGACATAGCAGAACAGCCGGGTGCCCATGACCTGCTTGTTGCAGGCGTTGGTGTGGACGCAGTTGTGGATGTCCGCGCCCCAGGCGTCGGACTCGGCGCAGCGCTGGGCCATGGTGGTGCCGAAGGCCGCCAGCTTCACCTCCACGCCGCTGCGGCGCAGGGCCGCCGCCTCCGCCTCGGCGATCCTCTGGCACTGAACGTGCTCGTTGGTATTGCCCCAGGCATAGCGGTTTTCCGTCTGGTCGCTGGGGCTGATGTACACTCGCTTACTCATTGTTGTCGTCCTCCTCTCCCGGCAGCTTGTCCGCCGCCGTGTCCTCGGTGTGTACCTTCAGCTTTTTCAGCAGGGCCTGCATAAAGCCCGGCACCGGTGCGCCAATGGCCGAGACGTTCTCCAGGATGGACAGCAGCTCGTTGATCACCAGCCAGATAATGACAATGCTGGCAAACAGGAACTCCACCGGCCAGTCCCAGCCCAGGGTGTCGGCTCCATAGCGCAGCAGCCAGTCCACTACAGCCGCCACGCCGACGATGACCAGGTAGCCCACCTTTTTCAGGATGCCCCGCAAACCCACCCGGGAGGACAGCTCCCCGGCGTTCCATGCCTTGGTCATGCCCGTGGCGTAGTCCAGCAGCATCACCACCACCAGCACCAGCACCGGTACCAGCAGCTGCACTCCGTAGGCGCACAGCGCCCCCAGCGTGGCCGCCAGCGCGGCCTTGATCGTGTTTTCTTTCATGTTGTAAAATCTCCTTTCCTGCCGCTCTGGGCGGCGTGATTACTGCGTGAATGCCTTGGCCGACAGATTGCCGCTGTTGTCCACGGCGATGGTGTACAGGGCGCCGTTTGGGGCCTGCACAAAAACATTGGCCATGTTCTGCTTGATCTCATTGCCGAACTGCATGGGGGTACCCACCCACACCTGTTTGTTAACGATTTCCTCGTTGACGGTGACAATCACCGGGCCGCTGGTGTTGGGCCTGCCGGAGAAATAGAGGTACGCAACACTGTCAAGAGGACGGTTAGCGCCGTCTTTCGCGGGAATGGTGAAAGTGGTGGTCAGCGCGTTCTCGTCAATGGTGGCGTTCCAGACGTCAGCGGCTGATTTGACAAAGTTTATGCCGTTTGTGCCGCCGATGAAGTTCTTGCCGGCATTGGCAAAGCCCACATAATTTTCGCTGGTGCTGCCGATATAAAGCCCGCTGATCCGGATCACGTCGCCGGGCTTAACCCCCGAGATAAAGCCGGAGGAGGTGGCCACATTCGAGGACGTCATGCCGGGAGGAGAATTCAGCGTTCCGGCCCCGTAGCGCATACCGGGTATCGTGCCGTGGGCCGTCAGGGCATTCCCGGAGGGCGGAGTCTCCGCATTGGGCAGCACGTTGGTGTAATTGGGCTGGGTCTCATAGTGCCCCTCTGCGGGCTGGATAAAGGTGGTTTTGGCCGGGGTGACGCTGGCGTCCGGCACGGTGAAAGCGATGGTGGGCGTCAGGCCATCGGCGGTGTACTTGTAGAAGCCGCTGTAGCTCCCGTAGTGCAGCCGGAACAGAGACCCGGTGGGGATGGACCCCTTGCACAGGGCCGAAAGCAGAGGGCTTGCGCCGTTGTTGAACAGCAGGACGTCCTGCACAGCAAAGGTTACCGACGCGGTGCCGCATTCCAGCAGGGCGTTCTGCACCCCCTGGGTGCTGGCCGTACCAGCCAGCTGGATGCCGTCCACGTTCAGGACACAGCGGCTGGCCATCCGGAACAGGGCCTTGTTGGTCCCAGTAGAACCAGATGGTGCTTCCAGGTCGTACAAATACAACCCATGCGCGTCAACACGGGTGTCATCCAGCAGGTCGATATACCGGTCCGCGCCCTTGCTTTCCGAGCCACAGCCGATCATGCTCACGCTGCCCTTCAGCGTCCAGATGCTTCCGGTGCAGCTGTCCGCACAGCAGGAGATCAGGGTGGAATAATAGGCGGATACCAGGTAATAGGGATTGTTGCACCCGGCAGCAAACACCTTATTGCACACGGTGGAAGTGGCGTTGGCCACCCACAGGCCCTTTTCCTTGGCGGTAATGATGATGTCCGTCAGGTTGTTCAGCCAGCCGTAAAGGTAGATGCCGTGGCTATTGGTGCACACATTAAGCCGCTCAAGCACGCACCTGGCCCGGGTGGCATAGATGGCGCAGCACTCGCCGGTAGAGGCGTTTTCGATGGACAGGTCGGAGACGTACAGCCCCGTGCCCTCGGTTCCGCCGAAGAACAGCGTGGTGTCAACAGTACTGCCGCCGTTGATGTTGTTATTTGCCGGAATCGTATAGGTTGCCTGTCCGGTCTTGCGCAGCACCGTCTTGCCCACCTGCTCCCCCCGAAGCGTCAGGCCCATGCCGTAAGCGTACCGGCTTTTGGTGCTGCCGCCCACCGTGGTGGTGCCGGTTTCAACCTGGGCGTGCAGGGGGCTGGTGACAATGTATGTCCCGGCTGGGAAGTAAACGGAGCGCCGCCCGGCGGCCACGGCGTAGTCGATTGCCGCCTGAATGGCCGCCGTGTCATCCGTGCTGCCGTCACCCTTGGCGCCGAAATCCCGGACGTTGACGGTGTAATCGGCGTGCATATCGGCCTTTAGTTCCTCGGGGGAGCGCCAGTATACTTTGCCGGTTGCGCCAAATACCGGGATTTTCTCGGGGGTTGATTCCAGGTGGGAGGGGGTTGCGTCCACCTCCTCCGCCACCCGGATGATCTCATCCTGGATAGCATTCAGCTGGGCGGCCTCGATAACCGTCTGATCGTCCACATAAGTTACCTTGGTGAGGGCCATTACGTCGCCTCCTCAAAATATGCTGCATCATCCCAGCTCTCCGGCACACCCTCATTCACCGCCATTTTCAGCGTCACGCCGTCCGTGGTGTAGTAGTGCCCAAGCCGTACCGCCAAGCCGATTACCCAGTAGCGGGGATTATTCTGTGTACCCAGTGCTGTAGGGTCCTCTACAAGCTCCCACGCAAATCCGCTGGACGGCGTGTATATGGGCTGCCACTTATAGCCCAGCTTCGGCTCACTGTCCGGCATCGGCTCCTCCGGGATTGCCGCAAGCATCAGTTCAAGCTTCTTTTCAGTTGTCATCTTCTCCGGCACGGTCTCCGGCTGGTTCTGCTGCATTTCCGCGATTTCTTCGGGCGTCATGTCGCGGAGGATGCCGTTTTCGTAGATTTTCATGCTCTCACCTCGTACAGTTCAATTTTTGACCCTGCCGCAAATGCGGACCCGCTTGTACGGCTCCACAAGGATAGGTATGTGGCCACTTTCGGGATTGTTTGCGACACTCTTATTAAGGATGTGCTGATATTTATTTGGCTTGTTTTCCACGTATTATCTGCTCCGGTAAGATACCAGCGCCAGCCCTTTTCGGCAAGGCTTTCTGCTACTGCGTGCCAATATCGGAGTTGATCGCCTTTAAGCGCACCGTATCCAGGGATGGGGGGGACGATAGAGTATCTATCATCGGCGGTATTTGCTGCGTTGATGCAAATGAACCCGCCGCTTGTATTGGATGCATTTGAGCCTTTAGTATGTCCTACGACTGCAAATTTTCGCAAGGCGAATGCTGTCCCGCTCTTGTCCTTGTCAAACACAACAGCCATAGCATCCTCACTTAGTGTTACCTCGTTGATAAGCTCCCACGTCTCGCCGCCCCCGCCTGACGGCATATCCACCGGTTCCCACGCGGTGGGTACGCCATTGTCGTCGACTGCGGAGATTTTGGCGATTTGGCCGACGGTGGCGGAGGAGATGTCTGCCTTTGCCCACTCCGGGACAGTCGGGTCGGTTTCCTCGATCGGGTGCGCGGCCAGATAGTCCTCCACGGCCTTGGCGATATCCTCCGGGGAGACGGTAGAAAGCTCGTTGAGTTTGGCCATGATTTGCGCATATACGTCCTCTGCCGGGGCGGCAGGGGAACCGCCGGGAGTAAGCACGGAGGACAGGGCCAGAAGCCGGGCCGCCCGGCTGGTGTGCAGGTCCCCGGCATACAGGCCCACGGACACCCAGCCGGACGCAGTCAGCACCGGCAGGGCCGCATTGTCTCCGGTGAACACCACGTCCTGATAGGTGCCGTCTGCCAGGTTCACTCGCATGGTCTTGGTGTCGTAAGGCGTCCATTCCTCGTCCAGGTCCCACACCACCGTGTAGTCGCTGTTGTTACAGATAATCACGCCCTCGCCCTCGGCGCACTTGTCGCGGACTTTGATTTTGATTCCTGGCATATACTCCCTCCTTAAGCCGTCCTGCGCCATGTGTACACGGCCAGGTACGGCGGCATATTGTTGTGGGCTTGGTCCCCGCAATCGGAGGACTGACCGCCGGAATACGCATTGTACTGATTGCTTGCGGCCTGATACAGGCGGACGGCGTTCACGCCGGTTGTCACGGACTGCCCGGTGTACTTGAAAGTGTGGTTGTGGTCCGGTAGCTCCGCTTTGGTCAGCGTGTGGGTCTCCTCGCCGCCGGTACTGCCAGCGGCATGGGAGTCACCCGCCGCCAGCAGGAATACGTCCTTGACCTGCTCCCAGGTGCCGCCAAACAGGTCCGCTGGGGACGTGGAATCTGTGGACTGGTAGACGCTGCCGACGGGGTGAAGGAGGTCAAGGAGGGCCTTGCCCATGTAATGGATGGGCCACTTAAATTCCACCGTCTTTTCCTTTTCCGCCACGCCGCCGAAGCAGATTGCCTGCAAATCGAAGTTCATGTTCAGCGGCACAGCTACCGTGGGAATGGTAACTTCCCGGGTCACAGTGCCGCCCAGAGCGTCTGTCGCCTTGACCTGCACAACACCTGTGGAGTCGGTGCCATAGTCCACCAGATACACGGTTTTCGCTCCGGAGGTCTGGCCGGTCAGGTTGCTGGCTCCTGTGATTTCCACGGTGGCCTTGTTTCCGGTCAGTTGGATGGATAGCGTAAACGTCAGTTTGATATCATCGCCCATGGCGTTATCGGTCCATGTCCCGCCGGAGTAGTTGCCACGCAAAAAGGTCAAATCCTGGATTCCAGGGCCGCTGTAGGCGTTTACGGTGATATTCTGGGTAACGGATGCCGTGCGCCCTCTGCTGTCCGTCACGGTGGCCAAAACAGCCATTGTGCCAGGGTTTTGCAGGGTGTTTCCGCCGTCAGCGCTTGCCGCCTTGCCGCCGATGGTCAGCGACTTGGAAACGATGGTGCTGCCGTAACTGCCATATGCCGTGTAGGTGGCCTTTAACACGCTCTTGCCCTGCACCCAGCCATAGGCGCTCTGATACCCCGCCGTGTCAGCGAGGGCAACAGACAGGGCAGGTTTTACGGACGCCGGAATAGACGCTTTCAGGGTGTTCGTCACCGTGCCCACAACGGTATTGCCGTTATAGGTGGTGACCTCCGCCGCGATGTTTACGGAGATTCCAGACGTATTCTGCGCGGCCCAATCCAAGGGCGGCGTATACGATATGGATGTGGCGCTGGATTTTGTCGCCACAGTTACCTGTGCCGCAGAGCCACACTTGAGCTTGATGGTGTGCGTAAAAGTGCTCACGGCCCGGGTCACTACAAGTGTGCCGGCAGAACCCAGCACAAGCCCGGATGCCGACACGGATGATGCCCGGGGGATATCCGGGAGATTGACCGTGCCGGAAACGGACAGAGATGCAGGGGTGTACTGCGAGGTAAACCCGCTGTGCCAATCCGCCGACAGGGTAACGGACCCCTTGCCGACGCTGTTGTGGGCCACGGTGATGGTTTTGCTCCCCAACTTGTACCAGGCTCTCGCCCCGTAAGAATACGGATTGTAGACTTTACTCCCCTGTAGGGTGTAATAACAACTGTTGGCGTCCAAGTTATAGGAATCGCCCGTACCGCAATAGATATACAGTGTCAGGGCCAGGGTGGATTTATTATCCGCGATGCTCTGGCTCACGGAGTAATCAATCCGTAACTGCCAGCCGGTGGACGATTTTGCGCCGTAAATACTTGCCATTAACTACTCACCCCCACAAAGGACACAGAACCGTTGGGCTGTACGACAATGCCCATGGGCCCCAGCCGGAACTTGCTCAGCTCCACCAGTTCAAAACTGTTGTTGTTCCAGTACGCCAGCAACGTACCAGCCGTATCGTAGAATCCGATCTTGTCGTTGTATTCCTTTAGGACAATTTCCGACGCAGAAGAACCAATGCGTAGCACCGGATGGCCGTCATCGTCAATTCCCGCCTCGATGAAGTCCGAAAGCGTCTGTCCGTTGATGGTCACCCGTTCAGCGGACATTTGCCCTGTTGTAATAGAATCAGCGTTTACTGCACCGTCCATCGTCAGAGCCACGCCAGAGACGGTCGTACCGCCGTCCTTGGAGAAGCCCAGACCACCAGAGGACATGATCCACATTTTTGCGGTGGGCGTGATGGTAGGCGTATCTCGGATGGTCCACCCTGTCGGGAAACCTTGCTCGTCCAGGGTGATTTCGTAATTCCCACCCTTTGCCCCAATAATGAGCTCTGTAGCGTCCTGCATCGCCTTGGCGAGTCCTTCGTAAGCCCTCTTGATACGTTGCTCCGTGGGGCTTTCTACGGCGTATTCTGCGTCCTGCGGCGCGTAGCTGTGAGACGTGGTAGACAGGCCACCATACAGGTGGATTTCCTGCTCCATGATACACACGTCCAGCCACTCGCCGTGGTCGCCCTCCACCTGGACAATGTCCCCCACCTCTACGGACGGGTCGCCCCGCCATTTCACGTCGCACGGGGTATAGGATGTTTCCACCTCCGGCAGAATTAAATCTGCAACGGCCTGATTCATGTAGGGGTTCGTGCTGGAAATCCCTTGCCCCGTGCCGGACGTGATGGGGCTGTCCTCCGTGCCGGTGGTAAGGCTGGACACAGTGAACGGTCCGTCTGCTGTGCGGGTAAGCCCGGACAGGTATTGGTTGTCACGGCTGATTTTGAAGCCGGTGGAGGTGTACCACCGGAATACCAGATTGCCGTCCCGGTCGAACCGCGCGGACTGGCCGCAAAGCCCGGCCAGCCAGCCCAACTGTTGCCGGAATGTACCTTCAAAAGCCGACTCGATCTGCATGGCCGGGAACGTGGCGGCAGGCGGCAATAGCCCGCACTGCGCACACACGTCCGCCAACATGGATTCCGGGGTGGTAGGGAAATCAATCTGTGGGGCATACTGGTCTGTCAGCAAGGCCATTTGGTCATAGCCGGTGATATCCCAGCTGTGTTTTAGGTCCTTGATGCCATCTGCGGGGATGTAGTACCGACCCAGGGGAACATACTCCACGCCGTCCGCAGAGCCAGAAGTGCCCACAACGGCCTTTCCGGCTACGGCAATACCGGCCACGGCGGAAGTGTCTCCGCCGCCTGTGTAAATGCCGATATACGGAACAAAGTACCCGCCCGACAGCCTCAGCGGCTCGTCCGGTTTGTAAATGCGGATTTTGCATCGCCCGGAACAGATGGAACCGATGGAAATACCATCCGAGGAGTCAAACGCCGGTGTGGCGGTGATCTCCCGCACATAGTCCCCGTCAAGCTCTGTCTGGCCGTTGAAAATGACTTTGGCCTTGATCTCACGGCCATAATCCGCAAAAGCGGTGTGGAAAGCGGATGAGACGTTGTACATAGCGTCACCTCTCCACGAAGTTCATGGCCAGACTTTCCCATCTCCATTCCCCATTGATGCAAGAATACATGGGCGTAGTCCGGTCGCCCACATAGCATGTCATGGTGCGGTTTGTACCGTCCTCCGCGTCTGGCCCTGTCGCCTGGAAAAATACGTCCGTGACGGCTTTTAGGATTTTGGAGCATTGTTCAGCAGTCAGAGGGGGCCATTCCATGGTCCACTTCCGTTTCCTGGCCACCCGATCACGAAACGCATCGCCGTTCTGGTTTCTGCCGGAACCGTCTGCGTCAACGTCCTGCAAGCCCCAAGAAAACGATTTGGGGTCGGGGAGGGTAATGGTTGCCCCGTCTTTCTTTTTGACAGTGATGATTGCCATGTGCCCTCCTTACGCGAACAGAGGAGATTTGCCGGTTGCCCGAACCACCTCTTTGTTCTTCTTTACGACGTTGCGATACACCACGTCGCCGTCCATATTGATAGTAAGATTGATATCCCCGGACACTCCATCCCTATTGGACATAGCGGACATTACAGCGCGGCACACGCCATCGGACACGGCTGAGACTATCTGGTCATTGTTTGCGACAGCTGTACGATTACCCATTCTTCCGACCATTTCGGGGCCTGATTCACGCGCAATAAACAACTGGCCCTCGTCAACAACGCCGCCGGACGCAAACCGGGGAATGTTAACCCTTGAAACAGGACGATAAGACACATTGCCGGAGGAAGATACCGAAACGCTGGACATGGCACGCCGATAATCGGAAAGCATGGAATTGAGGGCGTCTCTGCAACGATTGGTGAATGTTTCCATTCTGCTCAAAAGCGCATTGAGCATGGATTCCATCGCATTTGTGACAATGTTTGCGTTTTTGGAAATACCATCTCTCAACCCTTGCATCATGTACTTGCCCTCGCCTGCATACAGAGTAGAGGGGGAGTGGATACCGTTGTACCTCCGCTCTTCGTTAAGGATCCTCTTGCAGGAATCCTCCATCGCGGACTTGGCGTACTCTGCACCGGACACAATGCCTTTGCCGAATCCGGTAGTAACATTTTTGCCGTCCTTGGTGGCAGGCTTGACCATGTTTGTCATGGTGTTGGACATTTCTCTGTACGCTTCTTCAAGCCCTGAAACCTTTTCCGTGGCTGATTTGTATGCGTCGGTTTGGCTGTCAAGGTCTTTAACGCCCGCATCAATCTGCGCTTGAAGCTCTTTCATGATGCGTTTCTGGTCAGCAATTTTCACATTAGTTGCGGTGAGTTCCGATTTAAATCGCCCATATTTGTAGGTGAGACCGCCCTGTGAACCCTTGCCGTCAACCTTATAGCCGGTTTCTTCAATCCACTTCGCCATCTCTTGAGAAATAGATGCCGCTTTGTCTTGCAGGTCGTTAAGGTCTTTTTGGGCAATTGCGTAATTATCCGTTGCCTTTGTAATCTTGGTTTGCGCCTCATAAATTCGCACCATCGCTTCGTTTTGCGCTTTGTACGCCTCCACGATAGAGTCCTTCATGGCTTCAACCTTGTACTGCTCCAAGAGCTTGTCAATAACGGCTTGGACTTCGTCCTTGGTTTGCACGATATGCTTCGTGGTTTCGTCGAACGAAAGCTGGAGCCCCGGCAAGCCAAGTCCGTTTAAAACGCCGATTTTCTCTTGGATAATAGCAATTTCTGCGGCGGTCTTGTTTTTAGCGGAATCAATTTCAAATATGTCATTGACCAGCTGCTGCGCTTGCTGGAGGTTGACCATGACATCATCTGGAATCTCGCCGGAAATACTGTCAATTCTCGCTTTAAGGTCAATACCTAATTTTTGGTGTTCCTCAATATCCGTTTTCAGAGACGCTACTTGCTTGCCGAAATCGGTCTGGTAAAACTCGTCGATAACTCGATCTTGACCGCCCTTAAATGCTGCTACGCACTCAACGACAAAGCCGAGGGTTAAACCGATGGCAAAACCAGCAGCTGCGCCAACAGGGCCAGCAAATGTACCTCCTATTAACGCGCCGCCAACGCCCATTGCCACCGGCCCCAAAATAGCCTTTATGTAGTCAGTGACTGCCGCAGTGCCTTTCCCGATTTCATAGCCCGCGTCCCATGACCACTTTGCGCCAAGAGCGATAAGAATCGTTCCGTGCAGAACATTCGATGCTTTTTCCCATCCGGAAAGTTCTTTTCCGCCGTCCTTAAACAGGGTTACAACCTTCTTCAAATTCGGAAGAATCTTTTTTTGCAGCAAATTGATAGACTTATTGGCAGCAACCCACAGCGCCGCAGCCGCTGCAATATCAACCGCCATTTTCAAAATACCTTTCAGCTTTTGGGTTATATCATCAATCTGCTTGCTTACAGCATCGCCAAGGAAGTCATATTCCGGCAATTCAAAGTCAAATCCGCTACCGCTGGACACACCGGCAGACCCCGCCCCAGCCGCAGTGTTGCCGTTCAGAATGTTCAGCTCATCAAAGCCCATAACGGACTTTTTCAGTTCTTTTGCTGCGCTGGTGGCATCATCAAGCCCGGAAGCGGCATCTTCTGCGCCGCTGGCGAGATTCCCAACGCCGGAATAATCAATCTCCGTGAGCTTGAAGTGAAACAGTTTTGCAATAGCATCCGCCAGCTCGCGTACAACACGAAGGACGGCGATTGCAATTGGCAATATCTTTTGAAGAGTAGGAATAAAAATATTACCGATTGCTCTTGATGCCTGTGTTAACTGCGCTTGGAAAATACGGAGCTGGTTTGCGGGGGCATCCAGCGAACGAGCCATATCGCCCTGCGCCGTTGTTACCTGTGTCATAATGGCGTAGTAACGCAACTCCGCCTTTTCTGCCTGCGTCATGGCAGAAACAGACTTTTCGATTCCCAGCGTCAACGCGGTTTGTTCCAGTTTGGCTTGCGACAGGTCATAGCCCAATCTACGCAACGGTTCCAATTCGCCAGAAATGCCGGATTGCAGCTTTTGCATAGCGTCCTCAACGGAGGTGTTAAAGAACGAAGAAATGTCATAGCCGAGCTGTGTAAGGTTCTTACTCATAAGGTAGGACCGGTCTGCGACAGAGCCGAAGCCGGACAGCAAAGTGTTAAATACGCCCTGATTCCGCATCCATTTTGCAGGGTCAATGCCCATTATTTCGCCAACATTTTCCGCATACTCTTGGGCTTCTTTTGCGTATTTTCCCATTGATGCAGTAAAAAGGTTCAAATCCTCTTGGTATGCGTTTGATTCAGTGATGGCCTTGCTGATTTCTTGGCGTATCATACGAATTCCGGCCATAAACGCTGCCGTTTTTATGTTTTTGAGGGAAATCCCAAATCGTCTCGTTTGGGTGGATCCTTTGTTTACCGTGTTGTTGTACTTTTCGGTCGTTGTTATGAGCCGCTGAATTCGAGACGGCATGGCACTAAATCCATCGGCTACATGTTGCATTTCTGTAGCAAACGGTCTCAGCGCATTTGCAAGCCGGGTCATTTGGTTTGAAAACTCGTCAATGTCTGCGGCGCGGAGTTCGCGCACAATGTCCGGGAAAGCGCTGAGCTGGTTGATGTACGAACGCATGTGCGCACCTTCCAGTTCGGATAGCGGGCGCAAAGCATCTGCGACATTGTAGAGTTTGTCTATATCACCACCGGAAATCCTGGATAGTGCCGTTCCGAGCGATTGCATATTAGTCCCAAGCGATTTTGGAATCTTAACGGTTCCAACATCGGATATGGCCTTTAGCCCGGAAGCGATAGATTTAAGTTTTTGCCCAACTGCACCGGACCCAGACAACGCTGTATTGAGCGCCGCAATTTGCTTTGCAGCAGTTCTTACGCCGGACGCTCCGCCGGAAGTAGCCGCCTTTAGGGAGGACAACGCTTTTTCAAGCCGTCCCAAAGACGCAACGGCACTGTCGCTGTTCTCTTTGATTTGAAATTCAAGTCCGCGAATTTCAAGATTGTCCATGCTTTTCACCTCCCGGCTCGAATTTCTTGTTATTTGCAATCATGAACATTTCCATGATTGCTTTTGCACGGCTATCGTTCTTCTGCTCTTTCACTTTTTTCTCCGCAGAATTATAGCTTTCACCCACCTGATAGGGGGAATCTCGATACGGAATAGGCTTTGTACCTTTCTTTGCGAACGCATGAAGAATAGGCGATACATCCGCCAAGGCTTCATAGAAATACGCACCCTGTAGCCATGCGTTCTGGTTGTCCAAGTCCTGCTTGATTTTCGCTGCCTTGCGGTAGTACTTGACCAACTCGCAATCCATTTCCCAGAACTGCTCGTAGGTCATGCCTATTGCAAGGTAATAAGGAAAAACCTCATAGAACTTTTCCGTGTAAGCGTAGAGGGGGGTATTGCCCCCCTCTTTATCGGGCGGCGGTTCGCTTACCAGTCCGTCGTCCAGCTGGCGTTTCCCTCGGCTTCAGGATCATCCATAAGGGCTACGATGGGGTCGCTATACATCTCCACCAGCTTACCCAGCATATCGCCCTTGTTGGGAAGCTCGGCGTAAATCTTGTCAATCACATCACGCTTTACATAGCGGTGATGTGCCAGAAAAGCGCCAGCAAACAGGGCCGGCAGATAGGTCATGGGCTTGCGCTGCAATTCCTCGATCTCGAAGCCCTGCCGCTCCATCATTTCCACAGATTTTCTGGTGTATTCCAGCACATATTTCACATCGTTGTGCTTGATGGTCATTGTCTTTGCCATAATTCCTCCTTACTCGCCGTCATCCAAAGCGATGACCGTGGTGGGCGCGATGGTGATATTCATTCCGACCACTTCGTTTACGCCGCCGCCGGTGGGGTACACGGAAAGCTGGCCCTTGAAGGAAAACTTTCCGTCAGAGCCTGTGGGGGTAACAGAGCCACCGGACTCTGTGCCGCCAAACCACACAGCATAATCCGCTTCCGTACCCTCTTTTGCTTTCAGAGTCTTGTAATCGGCCAGTGTGTAGTTTGCCGTGAAACTCAGGCCGTCCATAGACTGAATGCCGGAGATGAAGGTCTGCATCTTGTCAGACAGGGTGGTGGTTTCCAGCATTTCGGGGTCACCGCCAAGGTCGGGGAACTCCTTAATGTCCACCAGTTTTGTCCAAGTGGTCCCGGGAGCGCTTTTCTGCATCAGGAAAATCTTATAGGTACTGATTGCCATAATTTACCTCCTAAAAAGTGTTTTTCCGTCCGTTTCGGCACGGTATCGTGCCACTAAGCGATAGATTGACGCATTATCCATGTTAGGGACGGGAGTCATGGAAATGCGCGTGAAATTCATTGCATACAGCATTTTGTCGATTTCCGACAGGATGCTGCGGCACTCTGATTTGCTTTCGCCGGTTTTGTTGGAGTAGACATTGACCTCATACATGACGGTCGCAAAACGCTCCGTGTCGGAGCTGTCCTGATTGAGCGGGGTTGTGTAATTGTCCTGCTCCACAATGCTTGCGTGGGGGAACTTGGGTGGAGATTTTACATACGCCCCGGAGACATCTATCCCCTTGAACTTCTTTCGCAGGGCTTCTGCGATCGGGGTAAAAATCATCCGTTCCACATCAATCATCGGAACACCTCCTTTGCGATTTCGCCAAGCCGTAACTCCAATTCCTTTACGGCGTTATACATGGGCATATTGGCCGGATTGCCATGCGTCAGAACAAGTGTTCCCTTTGCCCTCTCTCCCACAACGGTTCCGTTTGTACCGGGTTCTCCGTAATAGCCCCATGTGGACTGCTTTCCGTGTCCTTGGCCGTATTCGCCGCGCGTCATTCCCAAATCCCTTGCTTCCGGATGATTATCTGGGTGTGTGACACCTGTTCCGAATTCAATAAATAAGACCGTGCCGCCAACGGCGACAACGGCCTTTATTTTCCCTCGATCTTCAACAGACACGGTCACATCGTTTGTCCCGTCATATGCGGCATCCGCAAAGCCTGCGCTTGCTACTTCGTATCCCTCTTGCGCAAGGCGTTCCAAAAGCCTTGTACAGCCGTTTTTTAGCCATTCTCTGTACTCCAGAACAGAATCCATCATCTGCTGAACACCAGACGGAGAAAGCGGCGTAACAACCTTGTGCTTCACGACACATTCACCTTGCTTATAGCAATAGAGATGGAATTCAGAGATTTGGCCACGCGCTTTACGATGTAGTCATACATCGGCTTTTCTCCGTCATATTCCGGTTTCTTGTCCACAAACAGGACGGTATCTTCCGCAATGGGGCAATTTATATCATCCGTGACGATAACTTTGTCATAAGACACGAATTGACCAAATTGCTCCACTTGCGCAGCGCCGGATGCCGGGGAGATGTTGGCTCGCATTTTTACTGCGTCCCTGTATTTCGCAGACATTTGCCCGGTTTCGTAACCGTCATCGGACACATTCATGGTTTTCCCGTCATACAAGAGATACCAAAACTCGGTTTTATTCCGTTCCATACATCTCATTTCACCACCCCCGCATAAGGGATAATGTCGCGATAAAGAGAGGGCGGAACATCGCCGTCCTCATAGGAACGGGAAACACCATTTTCGCTATGCGCTGTTTCACCCTCCGCACCCCGCTTATTCAGCAGGTATGCGGCGATTTCTACTTGTGTCATGTGATACCGCTCGGGGATTCCCTTGATTGTGTCATCAAACGGATACAGCTTGCGCAACACCTTATCTTCGGCAATAGCAAGGTAGGCGGAAAGCACATCCCCCTGCTGGCCTGTCATCGTAGACAACAGAACGATTTTTTCGTCTTCAGTCATGCTTCCCGCCTCCTTATTAGGCCGTGACAGTCTTAGTGTTCACAGGATTGCTGGCATCGTTAGCAATAAACACGCTGCGGCTATAGGTGGGTGCCGTGAACTCGGTGGAGATACCGGTAAACTTGCCGTGATACCATTCAGGGCCGTGGTCAAGACCGACCTGACCGAACAGCTGATACTTCTCGCCAGCGCCGGTCTTGGACAGCTGCTCCAGGAAGAAGTTCCCCTTTCCGGGAACGGGCTGATACACAGGGGCAATAACATCCAGATTCAGCAGAAGGGCCGTACCAGCGGGCAGGCACTCGCCAAGGTACAGGTAAACCACGCCCAGAGGAGTGACCACGCTGGACAGGGCAATGCCGTTGATCTCGCGGGCAACAGGAACAACGGTCAGACCGTTCTGCACGGCATCCGCATTGATCTGGAACATGGTCACGGCATCGCACCACAGCGCCAGGCCATTGGTGGGAGCGTTGGCTCCGTAAATCTTCTTCACCATGTCAGCCACATCCCACAGGCCCAGAGGCTTGGAACCCATAGCGGTAACATTGGTGGTAATTGCGGTGGTAAGTCCCCTGGTCTTGTTGATCTTGGAATCGTCCGTGGCCTTGTTGTATGCGCCCTGGATGAAGGTGAACTCCATGTCCCGGGCGATCTTCTGGATCTTTGCACCCACCTGGAAATCCAGCTCATTGATGGGGTTGGCCTGCTGATTCTCGATATTTACGCCGGACAGAGTGCCCATGTTGGACATCTTGGCGTAGGAAACCCCTACGGTTTCCTGGAAAATCTGCGTGACATTGGTTTTCTGGGTGCGGGTCACCACGGAAGCATCAGGAGCAGTCAGAGACGCAGTTTCGCTGATAGCGGGCTGTGCGCCGCCAGCGGAGCTATATTCCTGCCCGGTGACAAACTCCACATGATTGGTGGTCTTTGCCCTGCTTCCGATGATGGAAGAAAGAGGGGTACGGATGTTGCCCTTGTTAAAGAGCATACCGGAGTAATTCAGCACTCCGAAGCTGGTAGCAAACGTATCTGCCATTTTGATTCATTCTCCTTTACTGTGTATTGTTGTCCTGATTCATCAGGCGGGTATAGTACGCCGCCTCCGCAAAATTGCCGGTGCTTTGCGCATCGGCAGCTTTTTTGGAAAAGTCTGCACCATTCGACCCGGCTCCGGCAGCGGGCTTGGGTGTGCCCTGAATTGCACTGGCCTTTACTTGCTTTGCATAAGCCTCAAGAAACGTCTGCTGGTTTGCAAACACCTTGTCGGTGTCGCCGTCAGCCATTGCCTTTGCGGTGTCCGCCGCAAGCTTTTCGTCATAGCCCTGTGCGATGAACTTGGCCGTGAACTGCGAAACTGTCTTGTCACGTCTTAGTTCGTCCAGCTCCTTCTGCATAGCGGCAATGTCCTCCGCCTGCTGCTGCTTCTGCTGCTCATCCTCGGACAGAAGCTCGTTGTGCTTCTTCTTCCAAGCAGCGGCTTCGGAATTCGCCTTAGAAACTGCCGCTTTCTGCTTCTCCAGCTCTGCGGCGTTATCCTCATACTCAAACGCTTCCAGAGCTTTCAGTTTGTCATCCAAAGACATTTCCGCATAGCCCTTGATCTTGCTGGTGTCGATTTTTGCCATTTTGATTACCTCCTGCGTTTAACAAGGCTGTTCACTCAGCACTATTTTCTGTTTTTGCGGGTTGTCTCCCGTTTGCGTTTTTAGGTCGTCCCTGACCATTTATCGCCTTGCGGCGGTTAAATCAAAAAATAAAAGGGGCTACCCTTTCGGATAGCCCCTCGGCTGTCGGTCAAGCCCTTGCAAGACCCACTCAGTATTTCTTTTTCCTACGCACTTCGATTACTACGATCTTCCCGTTCTCTACCTTCACCTCCGCTTGGTTGCGGCTCTTGAGTATGTCGTTGATTGCCCGTACCATCTCCGGCGTTAATTCCATTGTTTCCTCCGTTTTCATCAAGATATTCCATGCTCATCTTGTATGCCAGCTGCGGGTCACTGAACAGTCCGCAATGCGTGAATGCAAGCTGCGGCGCAATTTTCCCGTTGCCCAGCATAGTAACCAGCACATTTGCCTTTTCGGAAATGTTTTCGTAATTCCTCCGGGTAAATCTGATCTCGATGGCAGACAGTTTCAGAGACAAATCGCTCAGATCGTTACAAATCCGCAAAAGCACCTTTAGGAACTCTTTTTCGGAACGTTTGAACACCAATTCGGAATCCTTTGCTCTTGCTTCTGCCGCAGACCAGCCGTCACGCATGATGACCGCAGAGCCGGTGTCAGAGGTGGAGGACCCGCCGTTTCTGTTGGGCATCCCGCAGATGGTCAGCACCGTGTTATACAAATTGTCTGCAAGGGTCTGTGTCTGCGTTTGATTCAGCTCCGTGACAAGGTTCTTGATTTCCGCTTTCTTCTGCGTGTCAATGTCCTCAAACTGGATGGCTCCATCCTGCCGTAGCGCGGAATACTGTTCTTCGGAGATTCGCACATTATGGAACAAAAGCAAGGACTGCACAAACTGCTCCACGCCGTCCATGCGGTTGGACTCCACATTGTTGATTGCATCCAGCAGATTCAGAACGATTTCAAATGCGCCAAGTCTCGCACGGTTTGCCGGGTACTCGATAATGGGAATACCAAGAATCTGCGGCTCACTTCTGGTAATCTTCCATGTGTCGGTCACTTCATAGAAGTGGTCTTTTGTGTAACAACTAAACACGACCGTACCATCTTCCATCTTGACATACTTGACCGCCATGAGGGGAGGGTTTCCCAACTGCACGGAATACACCACAAAGCAAAACCGTGGGTCAAGGGTATAAATCTCAAACGGGGCTTCATCTTCATCTTTCGGTGTGTCCGGCATGACCATGCGATAACCCGTGCCGCAGATGTGGAACCAGTCCGCCAATTCCTTATCCTTTGCCGGTTTGTCCTCGGACAAAACATAATCGTTCAGTTTTGTCACCATCTCGGCGGTTTTTTCATCGGCTGTTCGGCTGACATACTGGACAGGTTCGCCCATCAAATAGCCAACCTTAAAGGACACAATTTCGTTTGCCCGGTTTTCGACAATCTTGTTGTTGATCTCCGGTCGAACATCCTTTACTCTGGAAAGGATGGGCTGGTCGCCTTTATAGTACCTGTATAAATATTCCATGTCCGCCCGGTTGGCAGTGTGGATAACCATTGCTTTTTGCAGGATATTTGCAATGTTGCCCTCGTTTACCTCCGTGACATCGGAATAAATGACTTTTCTGCCAAACATCTGTCTCAATATCATCACCTCTTAGAACGGTCTTTTGAATATCTCGACCTTTCCGCTGATGCGGTTTCTGATCTCGTTTTCCAGCAGCGACAGGGAATCGGGCGCGTCATCGTGCGCCACCTTGCCGCTTCTTACATAGGTAGTCACTTCCTGCATGAATCCCCAGTATTGACACCCTCGCTTGTATGTGGACGGATGCTTGAAGAAAAAATTCTTCTTGATTCCATCCGATGCGAACTCAATTCGTGTCTGCTTGTTGGAAATCGTCCTTTTTGTCCGTATGCTGGTATTGAATCCTGCGTTTTTTACGATTTCTGCAACATCTCTCGCAAAATACATACCGGCATTATTGGATTCAAACAGTGCATCTCCCACCTTGTTATCAATCAGGCACCTTGCGCATTCCGGCTTTGTGACCTCTGCGGGAGAATCATCGTACACCACATCCACGATGTAGACTTCCTCTCCATATAAGGCTGCAACAGGCATCGCCGTGCTGTCTTTTCCGCTTTCTGCGGTGTCTGCCACGGCAATGATTGCATCCGGGTCACGATCTACCGGCAGTTCAAAGAAATAGTTCAGCTCCGACTTATTGAAAAGCAGCCCTTTTGCTTCAAAGGGCTGCTGCTGGAATTCACTTTCAAACTGTTCCGCACTCAGAAGCTCCCTCTGCTCACGAAAATAAGCGGTGGTAAAAACCTTTTTACCCTCCCGCTCATACTCATAATTGCTTTCGTCTGTAATGGGGTCAAGGGCGGGGATTTCAATAGCTTTCCATGCCCAGCCGCCCTTTTGCGCTTCCTCTTGGAGGTGGCCGATGGGGTCATACAGGGAATATCTCGTCCCGGTGGCCACAATAGGCGTACCCTCAATGGCACGGCCTAAAATATCGCCGGAGATCACTTCCCACTTATCATCCAGCCGTTGACGGTTTTTCGCTTCCTCGCGTCCCTCTACGCAGTCATCCAGATACAGGACATTGGTTGCTTCCGACAAACCCACCTGCCGTGCGTCAATCGACCGGCACATGACCGTAGGGAATCGAGATTTTGAGCGCAGATTGATGATTTTCGTGTCTGCATTGGTCTGCACCAAGGGAGCATCCGGGAACACATCGTAGAATAAATACTCGTTGGGCGTTTGCAGATACTCCAGACAGCCGTTGTAGAAGCTCCGCACAAGGTCATCGCCCGTGCCTTCCATAAGGGATGATTTGTCCGGATTTCTGCCGGAAATCATGTTGATGAAATTGATTCCCAGCTGGCTTTTCCCTGCTCTTTTCGGAAGCGAAATGGTCAGCAGCCTTAATTTTCCGTCCAAAACATCTTGATACCCCTGCACGATGGGCTTTAGATACCGTCTCCTGGGAGCATAGAACCGTTTCTCCGGCTTTCTGTCCATCTCTACATACAGCAGGAAGGTATCAAAATCATGCGGCGCATCAAACAGCATGGCCTGCTTATGCAGCGTGTAGAAATACTCCGCGTCTTTTGGGTTTCCGTTGCGAAGTGCCTCGGAGGTCAGCTTTCGGACTTCGGAATTAAGCCGATGCGCCGCAGCAAAATCTTCCGCTTCGTATCCAATGCACAACGCCAGCAAGTCCTTGTAGGCTTCTCGGTCATGCGTTTTCTCTATGCGGTTTTTGATGCTTTCCGCAATCTTCCGATAATCCATTCGCCCTCCTGCAATAAAAAATGGACTGCCGAATAATCGGTAGTCCATTCTATTTGGTTTTGTGGGTTTACTCGCCGTACAGTTTGTTGTATAAATATTCTCGCTGCTCCTTCACGGCGTTGTTTACATCAATCATCGTTTCCGATCCAAGTCTAAGCAAAAGCAAATGAGCGTGAATTTGATCCCCTGCGATAGATATTCCGAGTGCAGTTGAGCTTATGATTATATCATCTCCGCCTTGGTTAAGCTCTCCAATTGTTTGCAACTGATCTGCACACTCCTCGGCGGTTATCTCCTTGTTTATGCACATATCCAAAAGTTCGATTGCGTCCTCCATCAAAGAGGCGGCATCCGGGCTATTTCGGTAAAACTCACTATACTGCTTCCCACACGCCGTCACGGAAAGAACCAGCGCAAGGCACAATACAAAACAAGCCAATCTTTTCATGCATCTGTCCTCCCTCTCTCAGCGCCGTCTCGGAATCCCTGCGGAATTTTCGTAGTCCCACATCCGGCGGTAAAAGGTATTCCGGCTTACACCCAGCCGCTTAACCGCATATGCCGTGGTAATTTCGTTCTTGTACCACTGCTCATGCACCGTTTTAAGCAGATCATCGCTGATTGCTATCGGCTGACGGCCTTTGTACTTCCCAGCCGCTTTTGCAGCCGCTATACCCTCTCTCTGCCGCTGTAAGGTCTGCTCCCGTTCCAGCTCTGCCATTGCGCCAAACACCGTGAGCATAAATTTGCCCTGCGGCGTATTCGTGTCAATGGATTCCTTCTGCGATACAAAGCCCACACCTTTTTCTGCGAGCTGCTCTACCAGCGTCAACAAATCCCTCGTGCTTCTCGCAAACCGGCTGATGCTCTCAACAACGACCACATCGCCCTCTCGGACGAAATCCATCATCGCCTCCAACTGCGGCCTGCCTGTGCGGCTCTTGCCACTGGCTTTGTCCATGTAAACACGCTCCACACCGAGGTCTTTCATCAGTATCTCTTGGCGGATCGTGTTCTGCTCCTCTGTGGACACCCGAATATATCCGACTTTCATGTGCATCGCTCCCTTCATCTTGTAAGGGTAGTGTAGCACACAGCATAATTTGTGTCAATATGTTTTATGCCCAAAATAATCTTTTTGTTTTTGCCGGATTTTACAACATGGGGCAAAACGGCTTTTTATTTTTTGCGGGATTTTTGGGGTTTACCCCGCCCCCGGCTTCCGCCGCATATCCCC